TATACATGTTGGCCAAAAGGAGCTGCGCCTGATCATCACCATTTTCAGCAAGCGGTCTTAAAAAGATAATGGCTTGGAGCCAGTTTTCGGCTTTATAGGCATCTTTGCCTTCTTCAAAAGAAGCCCAAGATATAGAGGATAAGGATAATCCAAAAACCAAAGAAAGAATAAAAATAAAACGTGTCATTTGGGTCACTTTTGTTGTGTTGAACTGTAAAGCCATCCCAAGGATACGGGATTTTAGAATTTTTTTCAAATGGAGATCATAAAAATGAGTATAGAAAGTCAGTGGGATGTTCAAACGGCCATTTATACGGCCTTAACCACGCATGCAGATTTGATAAATTTATTGGCAGATGCTGAGAATAGCGTGCTTGATCATGTTCCAAAGCAAACAAAATTCCCTTATGTCGTCATCGGCGATCACCGTGCCAAACCGTTTGAAACACAGCAAAGCACTGGCATGGACATTGAAATAACGCTTCACAGCTGGAGCCAATACCAAGGGCAAAAAGAAATTAAAGAAATTACATCAGAAATTTATACTGTTTTACATGATACGGATTTCTTAATTCCAAACCATATTTTGGTGATGAGTCGCCTGTTATCAACAGAAACAAGATTAGAAAAAGACGGTATCACATATCATAGCGTTCAAGTATTTCGCATTTTAACCGAGCCCACTGAATAGGGGCTCTTTATATATAAAGAAGGAGTGATTAGAAATGACCAGCCAAAAAGGACGAGATTTTTTGTTAAAAATAGGTAATGGAGCTGACCCAGAAATCTTTACAGCGTTAGGTGCGGCCAGAACCAATGCTATGACTGTTAATAATAATCCCATTGATAATACAACGATGGAGAACAATGGTGTGCAGGCCTTGATGTCGGATGCCGGTATTCAAACAATGCAATTCAATATTGATGGCCTTTTTAAAGATACAAGCGCAGAGGAAACATTGCGCACGGCAGCCATGGATAGAACTGTTCATAATTTTCAACTCGCTTTCCCGAATGGAGATACGTTAGAAGCAAATTTTGTTATCAAAGAATATAACCGTGGTGGCGCATATGATGGATTGGAAACTTTTTCGGCCATCTTAATCCGTAGTGGAACGGGTAGTTTCACGGCTACGGTATAACACACTGCTTTATTAAATATTGTTGATTAATCATTTTAAAGAGGGAGTATTGCCATGCCAGATTGGCCTATAACTTTGCCAATTTATCCGTTGGTTGATGGGTATACAGAACATGTTCCAAGTACCGTTTTAAGAACAGAAATGGAAGCGGGGCCAGCTAAAGTACGGCAACGTACAACATCTGCGATTCGAAAATTTCGCTTAAACTTTCTTCTTAATAAGTCTCAAACGGTTATTTTAGAAGATTTTTATTTGAATATGTTGGGTGGTGGTGCTTTAAGTTTTGGCTTTACGCACCCAAGAACGGATGAGGTTTTGAATTGCCGCTTCGTCTCGGCTCCTGGATATCAAACATCTAATGGAAATTATTTCCGTATAACAGCCGAGCTGGAGGCCATGCCATGAGTCGTAATTTATCACCTTCGGCGTATCAGGCAATACATGCTTCTGAAACAGATGAGGCTTTTTTGATTTTATTGACAATCGATCATGAAGGTTTTTCTCAACCGATCAGGGTTTCAAGTGATGCTGTTGATACAATCAGCCGCGGAGAAAGCTTTGTTACTTTTCCGTTCGAACTTAATTTGCCAGATGATAGGGAGGGACAGTCACCACGTGCCAGCCTTATTATTGACAACGTAAGTCGGGAGGTTGTTCAAGCCTTACGTGATATCAGTAGCGCCCCGACCGTGCTAATGGAAATCGTTTGTGGCAGCGATACGGATGTTGTTGAGGCAAGTTTTCCTGACTTTAAACTTATCAATGTTAAGTATAATGCCTTAACCATTCAGGGAGAACTTACGATTGAAGATTTCTCAGCAGAACCTTACCCTTCAGGACAGTTTTCTCCTGCTGATTTTCCTAGCTTGTTCTAAGAGAATCAGTTATTCTTTGTATATCAGCTTATAAAAGTCTATTTAATTATGGTAATTAATAAACGAATCATGTATACTAATTATTAAGTTGGTTAACAAAGGGTGTAAAAAAATGACAAATGAAAAGAACACATCGAAATTTATCAGTGCAACTGCAAAAACTGCAAAAGCATCAACAAACGCTGTAACACAGGAACAACGCACACATGCTGTTCTGTCTATGTTCGGCGCAGACACACGAAATGGTGTCGATGATCGCACACGCACTGCCATTAAAACAATTGCACGCTTTGAAAATGATAACCTGGCAACTACATTCAAAAAACGTACAGGCTTTGATATGCCAGTAGTAAAAGTGACACATGCTAAGAAAGCGACAATTTCAACAGGTCGTATGCAGTAAACAGCTTTATAACTTAAGAATTTTTTAAAAAACCCGTCCGATTGTGACGGGTTTTTTTATGCTTGAAATTTAGAAAAAATAAATAAGGATTTAAAATCATGCCAATACCATATTGGGCAGGACATTATATTGGCTTGCCATTTTGTGAACATGGTCGGGACAGCTTTGGGCTGGATTGTTGGGGATTGGCAAGGATGGTCTTATCAGAACAATTTGGTGTTTCAGTGCCTTCCTACACACAAAATTATTCAAATACACATGACCAAACCCAATTAGGGCCCTTAATTTCTCGTGAATCCAAAAAATGGCAACAGGTCGAGATGGGGAAAGAGCAATGCGGTGACGTGATTGTTTTGCGTATGCGTGGGCAACCGATGCATGTGGGTTTAGTTTTGGGAGATGGGTCAATGTTGCATATTGAGCGCCATATAAATTCCGCGATGGAGCGTTACAGTTCTGCCCGTTGGAAAAACCGTATTGTCGCATTTTTTAGATACAAGGGAGCTTGCGTGCTATGAAATCAATTTTAGAAATAGAAAATATGGATAAAAATAAAATAGATAGGGCCGGACAGGTGAATGTTTCAGCAGTTCTGCACCCTTTTGCTATTGAACGTGTTGATAAAACAATTCCAGCTGGCCTGACTGTTGAAGATATTTTTGCGGCTATGGGGTCTGGCCAAATTTTAAAGAGCCAAGCACATATTTTTATAAATGGCGATTGTATTCCACGTGAAAACTGGTCACGGGTAAGGCCCAAGCCTGATACGACATTAAGTATCCGTGTCGTACCCATGGGCGGCGGAGGAGGCTCTAAAAATCCCTTGCGGTCGATCTTAACTTTGGCCGTGGCTATTGCGGCTCCTCAAATTGCAGGAGCTTTTGCAGGATCGTCATTAAATATTTTTGGGCAATCTTTCTTAGGCCTTAATACAGCACGCTTTGTCGGCGGAGCTGTAAGTTTGGTTGGAAAATTGGCAATTAATGCCATTGCTCCACCTGGGAAACCAAAATCCCTTTCAACGACAGGGCGCGAAAGCCCAACTTTGTTTTTACAAGGAGCGCGTAATCAAGTCACACCTTTTGGTAAAATTCCACAAGTTTTAGGTGAACATCGCATGATGCCACCTTTGGGTGCACGACCTTTTACGGAAACTGAAGGTAATGATCAATATATGAGAATGTTATTTGTTTGGGGGTACGGGCCTTTGCAAATTAACGATCTGAAAATTGGAGAGACACCTTTAAATGAATTCCAAGACGTTGAAATTGAAACACGAAGTGGAGGCACAGATGATGCCCCATTAACATTGTTCAGCCAATCAGTTTTGCAGAATGATTTACAGGTGAAGCTTTCAAAAGAAAATGGTTTTGTGACACGTACAACAGAAAAAGATGTTGATGAAATTTCGGTAGATGTGACATTTTTACGCGGCCTTGTGAAGTTTAATGATAATGGTGGCAAGTCAACCCAAACAGTACAATTGGAAATTCAGTATGCTCCAACGGGGACAGAGGATTGGAGCGCGGGGATAGAGAGTTTTAAATTTTTTAGTGCACAGACAACGGACAGTTTTATAGCTCCTGGTATAAAAAACTCTGCTTTTAGCGTGGGAGATGAAGGGCGTTTTCGGAAAAGGATTGATTTGGTTGTTTTGGACCCTGCTAGCGGCCGCTCAAGCGTTATTATAGGCGATGAGAGGGGAGGTTTTAATGTTTCGGGGGATCTTACATATTGGGGAAGTGGAGAAGTACAGGCACCTATTTTACCTCCAAATAAGATTAAGATAGCAACCGTTACACATCTGGGGAGCACGCTGTTCTTTGATGTAAAAGATGAACGTGGCCCGGCGATTTCGGATGGTTTTTTTGAAAACAGCAGCGATTTTTTAGCAACAATTTCATCCTCTAAGATGCAGATATCTACAGGGTATTTGAAATTTAATGGTATTGAGGTCACGGCAAAACAAAGTGCTGCTTTACGAAAATCTGTACGTTTCACGGTCAATCAGGGACAATATGACGTACGTGTCCGCAGGTTAACATCAGATACTGATGATGATGCTTTGTTTAATGACGTACATTGGACGGCATTGAGAAGCGTTAGGTATGAAAACCCTTTGAATATGAAGGGACTGGCTGTGACGGCTTTACGAATTAAGGCCACGGATCAGCTAAGTGGTATTGTGGACCGTCTGAACGGCGTTGTGCATTCTATTTTACCTGACTGGGATGGTACTGACTGGGTTGAACAGCCAACATCAAACCCCGCCTCCTTATTTCGTCATGTTTTGCAAGGTCAGGCAAATGCTCGACCATTAACAGACCCACGCCTTGATACGGCAAAATTGGAAGAGTGGCATGAAACATGTCAGGAACAGACGCGCGAATTTAATGCGGTCATTGATTATCAGGCTTCTGTTTATGAGATTTTATCAGATGTGGCGGCCGCAGGCCGTGCCAGTCCATCAATTATTGATGGTAAATGGGGGATTGTTCAAGATAGGCCACAAACCGTACCTATTCAGCATTTTACACCACGGAATTCTTTTGGTTTTGAGGCTGAAAAAACTTTTGATGATATGCCACACGCTTTTCGGGTACGCTTTGTTAACCGTGATCAAGGTTGGCAGCAAGATGAGCGTTTGGTCTTTGATGACGGTTATGATGAAGATAACGCAACAAAATTTGAAGGATTGGAACTTCCTGGTATTACGGATACAGAGCAAGTTTGGAAAGACGCTAGGTACCACATAGCAACGGCGCGCCTGCGCCCTGAAAAATATAGTTTTCAAACGGACTTGGAACATATTGTCTGTACGCGTGGGGACCTTGTTCGCTTTACACATGATGTACCTTTATTTGGCTTAATGTCAGGGCGTGTGAAATCTGTTTTAGGAGATGGAGGTGACCCTGAATTGGTAACTTCGGTCACATTGGATGCTTCTGTACCTATGGCAGCGGGCATCGATTATTCCATCCGGTTTCGCCTGCAAGACGGTACGTCTGTTGTGCGTACGGTGAATACCGTGATGGGCGATAATGAAACGCTGACCTTTGTTGTTCCTTTCGATATGACGCAGGCCCCCTTATCAGGCGATTTATTTATGTTTGGTGAAAATGGGATTGAAAGCGTTGCCCTTGTTGTAAAGTCTATCGAACCACAAGAAGATTTAAAGGCAC